TGACGACGACAGTTCGGACGTTGCGGCGTGAGTCTCACCGACGAGCAGGTGATTGCCGCGCTGGAGCAGCACGGCAGCATCAACAAGGCCGCCGTGGCTCTAGGGCTGGCCCGCTCGACGATGCAGAAATACGCCAAGCGCCTGCCGCTGAAGGGTTACTCGCCCCAGCACGGTATGACGCATACGGTGCCTGAAGGGTTCCAGGTCAAGGGCGTTTCGACGCTGTACGACCGGGAAGGGAAGATTGCCGGGCAGTGGGTGAAGTCGGCGGCGGATGCCGAGGCGCGGCGCAAGATCATGGAGGCGGTAGTCGCCTCGCTGGTGCAAGAGGTTAGCGGCCTGGCAAGGCCCATCAAGGCCCCGAAGCGGCTATTGCTCGCTGACAGCCTGTCGTCCTACATGATCGGTGATGCGCACTTCGGAGCCTACGCATGGGCTGCCGAGACGGGCGGCGAGGACTTCGATACGTCGATCGCGTCCGCTGATCTTCGGGCAGCTATTGATCTGCTCGTGGCAGGGGCGCCGGACAGCGAAACGGGCTATCTGGTGGATGTTGGCGACTACCTGCACGCGGACAACCGCAGCAACATGACGCCAGCCAGCGGCCACCTGTTAGACGTGGATACGCGTTACCAGCGCGTGATCCGTGTCGCGGTGGATGCCATGCGCTACTGCATTGGCCGGATGCTGCAGAAACACCGCAAGGTCAAGGTTTTCATCACGCCGGGGAACCACAACCCCGATTCGGCGGGCTGGATGGCAATGGTCATCGCGGCCTACTACGCGAACGAGCCTCGCGTCGAGGTCGAGACGTCGCCGGCCAAGTTCTTCTATCAGCGGTTCGGCCGCAACCTGATCGGCATCACACACGGCGACAAGATCAAGCTGGAGGAGCTCCCGTCCATCATGGCGCATGACCGCGCTGAGGACTGGGGGCAGACCGAGCACAGGTACTGGTGGACCGGCCATATCCACCACACCAAGCACCAGGAATACCGTGGCTGCACAGTCGAGGCGTTCAACACGCTGGCTGCTGGCGACGCGTGGCACGCGGCGAGCGGCTATCGCGCCAAGCGCCAGATGCAGCGGATCGACATTGACCGTACCCACGGGATCTACAGCCGAGCCATAGCGAGCGTCGGCATGATTCGGGCGAGGGCAGCATGAGCACGTCGGTCGCTGACGGCGAGTTCTGGTTCCCGAATGCTGCCGCGCTCTGTGAGCGCCATGGCCTCGTCTGCCTGAACGTGTACGACGGCCACGCCTACGGCCTGCTGCTTGACGGCTCCGAGGTCCTGCTGTCCGAGATCCTGGCAAAGGACGGACGGCCCAAGGTAGAAACATCCGGCGACGGCAAGGTCGCCACCATCAAGCCGGCCCCGCGCCGCACTGACTGACGCGAGGCTGCAATGCAGGCTGATCACATCACCGACGCCATCAAGGTGGCGCCACCAGTGACTGTTGCTGTCACTTCGCTAGCTGGCTTTCACTGGGACACGGTGTCGTATGTGCTAGCTGCTGCGTATTCGGCCCTGATGATCTGCCTCACGGTGTGGTCGCGGATCATCAAGCCGTGGTTAGCATCGCGTGCCGCGCGTACAGGGTAAGGGCGGGCTAGCCGCCGCGGTGGTGCTTGCCGCGAGCCTGGCTGCTGCATACGAGGGCCACCGTTCCACGCCATACCGCGATGTGACCGGCGTGCTCACCGTTTGCTATGGCCACACAGGTGGCGTTGAGCAGCGCCAGTACGCGCCCGCCGAGTGCGAGTCGTTGCTACGAGTGGACATGGCGACGGCGAATCAGGCCGTGCATCGCTGCATCCGTGTTCCGATGACGCCTGGCCAAGAGGCGGCGCTCACGGACGCGGCCTACAACATCGGCCCGGCGATCGTGTGCAGCTCAACGCTGGGCAGGTACGCCAATGCCGGCCAATGGCCGCAAGCCTGTGCGCAGTTGTCGAAGTGGATCTATGCCGGTGGCAAGCCGCTGCCGGGCCTGATCAAGCGTCGCGCCGCTGAGCGCGCCATGTGTGAGGCAGCGCCATGACCAGCCGGACCAAGATCATTGTCGGGCTGTGCGCGGTGGCGTCCATCGCGCTGTTCACGGGCGTTGCGACATTCGACCAGTGGAGTGGCTTCGTGTTGCGCCTGATCGTGCCGGTGACGCCGTGATCCGCATCTACGCCGCCCTCGCGCTGGTGCTGCTCGCCATCACGGGCGGCTGGTACTACGGCCATACGCGCTACGAGGCCGGCATCGCCGCGCAGCGCGCCGTGACCGAGGCCCAGGCCGCCAAGTTTGCCGAGCAGGCCAAGGCCGCCGAGCAGGCGCAAGCCGCCCAGCTCAGCACGATCGCTCAACAGTACGAACAGGACAAGGCCGATGCCCAAGCCAAGGCTGACCGCACTATCGCTGACCTGCGCGCTGGCACTGTCCGCCTGCGCAAGCAGTGGACCTGTCCAGCCCAAGTGCCCGGCGCCGCAGCCGGTAGCGCCGAGCCTGATGCAGACGCCCAACTACGAGAGCAAGGTGCGGGCGATCTTGTTCGACTCGCCGCCGAAGCCGACGCTCAAATCCGTGGCCTCCAAGCAGCCGTGAAGGCGCAAGGGCACTGACATGGAACGCGCCTTCCTAGTCGTCGCCGGCCTGTGCTGGGTAAGCCTCGTCCTGCTGCTGATCCTGTGGGATGGGAAGCCGCGCAAGGAGCCGATCACCCCCACCGTTCCCGAAAGCCTGTCTGCAAGGACGACCGAATGAATCCCATGAACAAGCTCCGCGCTGAACTGGCCGCGGCCCGTGAGCGTGTGGCCGGCAAGACCTTTGCCAAGGCCGCGGAGGCGTTCAAGGACGTCGAGGGGCTGAAGGTGCGGATCAGACATTGCCGCGATGCGTATCGAAGCGCGAAGCAAGGCGGCCAGAACATTAGCAACGTCTAAAGTAGACGCCGAGTAGATCGATGGCCGCAGGAAAGAAAACCGGAGGGCGAACCAAGGGAACGCCAAACAAGGCAACCAAGGCCCGGGAGGAGCTGATCACCTCGTCGGGTCTGTCCCCGTTGGAGTACATGCTGACGACCCTGCGTGACGAGTCCCAGCCGGTGAACATCCGCCTGGATGCCGCCAAGGCTGCGGCGCAGTACGTCCATCCCAAGCTGTCGGCGGTGACGCTATCCGGCGACCCGGAGAACCCTGTCGAGCAGCGAGTGACCCACGTCGATGAAAAACAAGTCGGCGCCGCTGTCGAAAAGCTCACCCGCGAGTATTGATCCGGCCGTAGAGCGGGCGGTCGTCAAGGCGCTGTGCGAGCGGGACCACCTGTTCTTCACCCGGTACTTCTTCAAGCACCGGCAGGGCATCCGGTTTCGGGTCAACTGGCACCACCATCTGATCAGCTCCGTAGTGGAGGACGTGATCGCGGGGCGGCGCAAGAACGTGGTCATCAACGTGCCTCCGGGCTCGTCGAAGACCGAGATGGTCGCGGTCAACTTCATCGCCCGCGGGCTGGCGCTGAATCCGAAGGCGCGGTTCCTGCATATCAGCTACTCAGACGACCTGGCCTCGCTCAACTCCGAGACGGCCAAGGAGATTGTTCAGTCGGACGAGTACCAAGCGCTCTGGCCGCTGGCGATCGCCGACGACGCCAAGGCGAAGAAGCGTTGGAACGTCATGCTGGATGGCAAGAAAGCGGGCGGTGTGTATGCCGTCTCGCTTGGCGGTCAGATTACCGGCTTCCGCGCGGGTCACATGGCCGAAGGTTTCCAGGGCGCGATCATCATCGACGATCCGCTGAAGGTCGAGGACGCCTACAGCAAGACCAACCGCGACAAAGCTAACCGCAAGCTGCTGTCCACGGTGAAGAGTCGAAAGGCCAACCCGGACACGCCGATCATCGTGATCATGCAGCGGTTGGCTGAGGAAGACCCTACGGGGTTCATCAAGAACGGGTGCATGCCGGGGGATTGGGAGTTCATCGAGATCCCGGCCCTGATCGACTGGGACTACGTGGATGCGCTTCCCGAGCGACTACGCGGCATGGTCGAGACGGGCGAGCAGGACGAAGACGGCAGGTTCAGCTACTGGCCCTACAAGGAGCCGCTGGGCGACCTGCTGGCGCTGGAAAAGGCCGACCGCTACGTCTTCAGCGGCCAGTACATGCAGCGCCCGAGCCCCTTGGGTGGCGGCATCATCCGCAGCGCAGCCTTTGGGCGCTATGGGGTGCTACCGGAGCTGATCAAGCGCGTCATCTACGTCGATACGGCGCAGAAGACCAAGGAGCGCAACGATTACAGCGTGTTCGAGTGCTGGGGGCTGGGCAAGAACGGCCGCATCTACCTGATCGACCTTCTGCGGGATAAGTGGGAGGCGCCGGCACTCAAGCGCCAGGCCATCGACTTCTGGAACAAGCATCTGGCGTGGGGTGACATGCACTCCTGCGCGCTGGTGAAGATGTACGTGGAAGACAAGGCCAGTGGCACGGGCCTGATCCAGGACATCCGGGCCACCGGTGGCATCCCTAT